ATAACAAGGTAAACTAAAATGGCCGTAAGAGTAACTGTCAACTCTATTCCGAAGACGAGAGTTTCGATAAATAACGAAAAGAGAGGCACAATCAGAACGGTTGGCGTAGGTACCAAAAGACTTTCAGATTTGACAGACGTTGATGCTAGTGATCCCGATAACAACGAAACTTTAGTATATGATGCAGCCTCTGGTAAGTACGTAGTGAGAGAATTGCCTATCGTCAACGGAGGAACATTCTAAAATGGCAAATACTCTAATTCAGATTAAAAGATCAACCTCTACTAATCAACCTTCAAATGGTTCTCTTAGTATAGGTGAGCTTGCTTATTCATATGCCTCTAACGTAGCGTTTATTGGTACGTCTGGTGGCAATGCTGTTTCTCCTATTGGCGGTAGATTCTACGTAGAAAAGACAAATAGTGCATATGATATCGCAGCATCAGCATTTGATAGGGCCAATGCTGCTAATCTTCTTGCCTTTAACACTGGTATAGGTGCCAATGCATTTGCTTCTGCCACAATCGCTGGAGCCAACGCTGCGGTTGGTACAGGTGCAAATACGTATGCGAATGCCACATTTGTTAGATTAGTTGCGGGTAGTCAAACGATTACTGGTGATCTTGCAATTGTAGGTAATCTAACCTTTAGTGGAAATACAACGTTCTCTAACGTACAATCACTCATTGTCAATGACCCACTAATTTACCTCGCTGGCAATAACACTTCAGACATTGTAGACATAGGTTTCTTTGGTAACTATGTGAATGCAACTGGTTCTAATGTTCATACGGGTCTTTATCGTGAACATTTGGATAAGATGTACTACTTGTTCCAAGGCTATGATAGGCTGCCAGATAATAACCATATTGGTCCTTTTTCTAACAACATGACGCTGGCTGTTCTTAATGCTGATCTAAGAACAAGCAACTTGTCTCTTGGTGGTATTAATGCTATTTCGTGGATTACAGCAGCCTTTGACAAGTCAAACACGTTCAACAATGTTTACACAACTATAGCAGGATCTAACACCGCTGTTGGCACAGGTGCGAATGCTTTTGCTAGTGCCACCATTGCTGGCGCAAACACAGCCGTAGGTGCTGGTGCGAATGCTTTTGCTACTGCCGCTGCCGCTGGTGCCAATGCCTTTATGATCTCAGTGCAAAATGGATCTAATACCGCTATTGGTGCTGGAGCTAATACAGTCGGTGCAGCAGCATTCAACCAAGCCAACACAGCAGCACAAACTGTAAACCTAGCTAACGCAACAGGTACTTTGATAGTCGCAAGAGGCGGTACAGGAACTACGTCTTTCACTGCTAATGGTATTCTGTTTGGCAACGGTACAGGTGCAGTGCAAGTGACAGCCGCTGCGATTGAAGGTAAAGTTCTACAAGCTGGTTCAGGTGGTGGTCCTGTCTTTGCTGATCTGGATGGTGGATCGTTCTAAATATAGGCGATTCATCATGATCAGTAGGAGTTAATTATGCAACAGAATGATAGGTTTTTCAATGCTTATGTTGATTTGGCAGTAGGAACTATTCACCAGAATGTAAACACAATACTTGAACTAAAAACTCAGGTTAAGATGCTCGAAGACCAAGTTCGTGAACTAGATTCGGCAGTTGGTGTGATGAATCAGAGGATTGAAAATTTCGATAAAGAAAAAGATAGTCTGATCAAACAGTTTGAAGAAGACACTAAGAATCTCACCTCACAGTATGATCGGAAATTGTCTGATCTACAAAGTAAGTTAAAATCTCTAGAACGTGAGAAAGAATCCACTCTGAAAAAGAGTGGTCACATGTCTACTTTTGAGAATCAGATTAAGAACATGAAAAGAGAAATCTTAGAAAAGAATGCTGAGATTGAAAGTTTGAAATCTAACACCAGCAATACAGGTGTAACTTCTGTTATAAATACTAAAACGAAGAAATCATCGTCTAAACCAGAAAATGTAGATGACTTTTAATGCCTAATACAGTAATCAAGTTAAAACGATCAGGAACTGTCTCTAACGCACCAGTAGCATTAGAGTTTGGTGAGCTTGCGATCAACTACGCAGATGGCTATCTTTATTACAAAGCCGCGAACGGTACTGTAGTAAGATTCGCCAGTGGTGGCGGTGACTCATTTGGTACTGTCAATGCTAACGGTACATTAGTTGTAGCAGATGCCCCTGCTGATATTCTTACACTTGTTACTGGCAATAATATCACCATTACGGGTGATGCGGTTAATGATAGAGTGACTATTGGTCTGACAAACTCTATCAACATAAATGGTACAGCAACATTCACTGGTCCTTTTACAATCAATAATGGAAGTGGTGCTGGCGGTAGTGATGAAGGCGGCGAGATACAATTAGCAAATGCGGTATCTAACTCTTCTCTATCTGGTCCGATAGCGATTGACATTTATCAGAATAAACTAAGATTCTTTGAAGTAAACTTACCAAACAGAGGTGCGTTCATCAATCTTGCATCTGCTGCTGTTGGTGTAGGTACTGATCTTCTTGCAGGCGGCGGTGAAACTACAGATACTGTTGCAAGAAATGCCGCCGGCGCCGCTTTTGATAAAGCCAATGCAGCACTTGCAAATACTAATGGTGCAACTTTTGCGGGTTCTCTGACAGTATCAACAAATCTAACTGCTGATAAAGTCATTTCAACAAACAATGGTCAAGGTGAAAACTTTCAAGTTGGTGATGATGCATGGATTGGTGATACTAACGTTGCCGATACAGTCAGAATCAAAGGTCAGCAAAACTCAGCAAATGCTTTCATTGCGTTTGGTAATAATGACGGTGTTCTGCTTGGTCGTGCTGGATCAGGAAATCTTACTTATGGTGGCAATACTGTATGGCACTCTGGTATTGATGGTGCTGGTTCTGGTCTTGATGCAGACTTATTAGACGGTCAGCAAGGAACATATTATGCAACGGCCACAGATTCAACCGCTGCTTTTGAAAGAGCAAACGTTGCTGTCGCTAACGTCAACTATGTCAATACTGCTATGCAAGCGGCCTTTACTAGAGCCAATACAGGAATTTCTAACACCGAAAACGTTGTTTTTGCTGGCAACAATTTCTTCTTTACAAGCAATATTAAGTTTGTTGGTTCTGCTACAAGAATCACTTATACTTCTGATTCGGTCTATATCACGAACGGCGCTCAAACTAATAAACCCGCATTGCAGCTTGAGACTGGTGCTGGTACTGGCGGCATAGTAGTAGGTCGTGGTAGTGCTAGTGCAAGTTTTGGTCACGATTCAGGAAGTCAAACTTATATTGGTTCAACTAACTGGGGTGGTCTTGCTTTTACTACAGCCGGAAATTTAAATCATCAAGCCAACAATGGTATGTTTAGATTTACTGGAGATAGCAACTCTTATGCTGCTTCTAACGGTGTTATTCAGGTCGTAGCTGCTTCGTCCGTTGGTTTCTATGTCAGATTTACTAAAGATGCTCTGACAAGTACATCTAATCTCAGACTAAACGATGTATTCACAGTAAGCTACTCTGGTAATGTCAACACACTTGGTAGCATAGAGTCTACTGGTCTAAAAGTTATTGGTTCTGCTAACATAACGTCAAATCTTTTAGTTCTGGGTGTTGACGTACTGAATACTCTAAGCGGTGCTAACACTGCTGTTGGTGCTGGAGCCAACGCTTTTGCATCTGCAACTATAGCTGGCGCTAACACTGCTGTTGGTACTGGTGCTAATGCATATGCAGTAACAATCGGCACAGCATCAAACACATATCTACTAACAACTCTTGCTGGCGCAAACACAGCCGTAGGTGCAGGCGCCAATGCGTTTGCTACTGCCGCTGCCGCTGGTGCTAACGCCTTTATGATCTCGGTGCAAAATGGATCTAATACCGCTATTGGTACTGGTGCCAATGCATTCACTTCTGCAACTATAGCTGGTGCTAACACTGCTGTTGGTACTGGCGCTAACACCTATCTATTGACAACTCTTGCAGGATCTAATACAGCCGTTGGTACTGGCGCAAATGCCTTTATGATCTCAGTACAAAACGGATCTAATACTGCTGTTGGTTTAGGTGCCAATAACTACGCAAACTCTACTTTTGTAAGACTAACTGCCGCAAGTCAGACGATTACTGGTGACGTAACAATTGTCGGTAACCTAAATTTTAGTGGAAATACTTCATTTTCTAATGTGCAATCGATCATTGTTAATGACCCACTGATTTATCTTGCTGGTAATAACGCATCTGACATTGTAGATATAGGTTTTTTTGGTAATTACGTAAACGCAACTGGTGCTAATGTTCACACAGGTCTTTATCGTGAACACGTAGATAAGATGTATTATCTGTTCCAAGGTTATGACAAGCTACCAGATAACAATCATATAGGCGCTCTGTCTAACAATATGACATTGGCTGTTCTTAATGCCGACTTGAGAACAAGCAATCTGTCTCTTGGCGGCGCGAATGCTATCACATGGATCACTGCATCTTTCGCTAAGGCAAATACATTTGATAACGTCTATACGACTATAGCAGGTGCGAACGCAGCCGTAGGAACCGGTGCCAACACATATCTACTAGCAACACTCGCAGGTGCGAACGCAGCCGTAGGAACCGGTGCCAACACATATCTACTAGCAACGCTTGCTGGTGCTAATACAGCCGTAGGAACTGGTGCTAACTCATTTGCCACTGCTGCGACAGCAGGTGCTAACGCCTTTATGATCTCAGTGCAAAACGGATCTAATACTGCGGTTGGTGCTGGCGCTAATACATATCTGCTGACAACTCTTGCTGGTGCTAATACAGCCGTTGGTGCTGGCGCTAATGCGTTTGCCACCGCTGCTGCTGCTGGCGCTAACGCCTTTATGATCTCAGTGCAAAATGGATCTAACACTGCCGTTGGTACTGGTGCCAATACAGTAGGATCAGCCGCTTTTGCCAAGGCTAATGCTGCTTTAGCCAATACAACTGGTACTTTCAATGGTGCGCTGACTGTTGCTAATGACTTTGCAGCGAGAAACGCGAACTATACATTCACTTTACCAAATGTTCTCGCAACAGCTTCTTGGATCAAGTTAGGTACTTTTACAGCATCTCAAGACGGTCGTCACATATTCATTAAAGTTGTGACTTCTCATGGCTACAACGCCACGACAACTCAACAAGGTGAAGTTTACATTCACTTTAAAACCAGCAATGGTGTTTCAGTTGATGCTAATGGATTTGCTGGCGAAGCAACTTTTTATATAACCAACTCAACTACAGATTATGATGTTAAAGTTGTATCAAACGCCGCGGGTGTTTCTGCTACATCTTTTGATATCTATTTCTATCAATCTGGTTCATATAATGGTGCCGGTAGCTTCTATACTGTAGAACTCGGTGATCAATATAACTGCACATGGACAAATTCTTCAACTACATCTGCTGATCCAGGTGCGGCATCTTCTTCAATTACTGTAGGCACACAGAGATTCATAGTTCAATCTAACGTTGGTATCGGAACAACGTCTCCAACTTCAAAATTGCACGTTGTTGGTGCTGCTAATATTACCACATCATTAATTGTTGCTGGTGCCGATATACTCACAACAATTGCGGGTGCCAATGTCGCAGTGGGCGCTGGTGCCAATACAGTAGGCTCAGCAGCATTCATACAAGCCAATGCGGCAGTTATTAGTGCTAACTTAGACTCAGTAAACGCAACAAGATTTATGGTCTTTGAAGACGCCGTGACAGGAACTTTTAACAGAGCCAATGTTTCGCACGGCATAACTTATAATCCATCTTCGAATACTCTTAATACAGGCAATCTTGTCGTTACAGGTAACGTGGGTCTTGGTAGAGCAAATCCTGGATTTAGACTCGATGTTGTTGGTACGATCAATGCGTCTAGTATATTAGTAAATGGTGCTGCCATAGGTGGTGCTACTCTATTCACCGATAACGTTAGCGCGACTCGCTTCGTGACATTTTCAAGCAGTAACACAGGTACATTCTCGCAAGCTAACGTTGCATCATCACTGACTTTTAATCCGTCAACAGGTACTCTATCAGCCACTATATTCAACGCAACATCTGATGCTAATTCAAAGCAAAATATCAAAACCATAGAAAACGGATTGAATATTATAAATAGTCTCAGAGGTGTCAGCTTCGACTGGAAAGACACAGGTAAACCTTCTTATGGGCTGATAGCGCAAGAAGTGGAAGAACATCTACCTGCTCTAGTCTATACAGACGAAAACGGAAAAAAATCTCTAAACTATGATGCTATAATTGGTTTCTTAGTAGAAGCTATAAAAGAGTTAAAGAAAAATGGTTGACTTCGTATTTAGAGCAAACAATACTCCTTTTGAAAGTCTATACGTAACTTGGGAAGAGCTTGGATTCAACGCAGATGATTTCAGAGGCGGCGGTTTGTGGTCATGGGGCGTAGCAAGCTACGGTCGATTAGGTCATGGTGACACTACCGTCAGATCATCACCTGTTCAAGTAGGTGCATTGACAAACTGGACTCAAGCTAGTGCAGGGTTTGAACATTCAGCGGCAGTAAGATTAGATGGAACTTTATGGACATGGGGTGATAATCGTGACGGTCAACTAGGTTTAAACGATACAACCAATAGAAACTCACCAGTTCAAGTGGGAACAGGTACAAGTTGGAGAAATGTTGCTGCTGGACGCCGAATTACTTTTGCAATTACTCGTAATGGTAGTTTGTGGTCATGGGGTCTTAATAGTTTTGGCCAATTAGGTTTAAATGACAGAACTAATAGATCAAGTCCAGTTCAAATTGGAACACTGACAAATTGGAAACAAGTTTCTTGTACTTTATATAATATATCGGCTATTAGATCAGATGGTACACTATGGGCTTGGGGTAGAAATGATCTTGGTCAATTAGGTCTTGGTGATATCGTACATAGATCATCGCCAGTTCAGGTAGGATCATTGACCAATTGGAGTCAAGTTTTTGCAGGACAAGCACATACACTAGCTGTCAAAACCGATGGATCGCTGTGGTCATGGGGTGATAATTCTAACAGTCAATTAGGCGGAGGAGCCACACGCTCATCACCAGTTCAGGTTGGTTCACTGACCAACTGGAAACAAGTTTCTAGTGCCGCCGGGACGGGTGCAACATTGGCTGTTAAGACAGATGGCACACTATGGTCGTGGGGTAGAAACAATATTGGCGAGTTTGGCACAGGTGAAAGCGGATTATCCGTTCGGAATTCTCCAGTACAAGTTGGCACTCTCACTAATTGGAAACAAATAGGGACAGGAAAAGGTGCTACTGGCGCTCATTCTGTATTTGCCATCAAAACAGACGGCACTCTATGGGCGTGGGGTACCAATGCCATATTTGGTCAATTAGGTCTTGGTGATACAACGCCCAGATCATCGCCAGTTCAAGTAGGATCATTAACCAATTGGAAACAAGTTGATGCATGGGATCATGCTTTAGCTTTAACAAGAATATAAGAGGTTTTAAGATAATATGTACGCACTCATTCATAACAATCAAATTCAAGTAGGTCCTCGTCAGTGGAATTATGCTTTCTTTAAAGACTATCTTGATGAAGAAGGTCTGAACGCAGATGCCTTGACGACAAGACCTCCAGAAGATAACAAGATTATTACAGATCAATGGAAGATCATCCCTGTGATTGATATTCAGTATGCCCAGCTTGACGAGCCATTTGAGCAGCCAGCAGGTCCATATTGGACAATTAACGATGAGTATATCACTGGTGAATATCTTGCTGTGCCAAACACAGTCGGTATGGTTCAAGGCAAACTGAAAGAGAAAGTCACAAATAATCGTTATAGAGTCGAGATCGGTGGTTGTCCATTTACTTTTTCTGATGGTACTGAGGTAACTCTATACACAACTAGAGAAGATCGCAACGTTTACCTACAGGCATATCAAATTATGGCCGATGATGGTTCAATTGTATTTAAGTTTCCTAACGCTGTATTCAAGAGCGTCAATAAGACTGAGCTAGGTCAGATTGTTGCAGCAGGTTCGGCTCACATTCAAGAAGCATTCACATGGGAATCTGGTAAGTATGCAGAAATCGATGCTTGCACAACTCTTGAAGAACTTAAGTTGATCGACACGAAGCATCCATCACAAGTATCTGAGGAATAAAATGCCTGCAAGTATTACTAGGTTTACTGAAGAAGATATTGATCTTGCAGATAAGTATCTCGCCAAAGCTGATGCTTCATTGATACCTGCAAAAGGACTGTGGTCGTGGGGATTAAATAATGACGGTGGACTAGGTCATAATGACAGAACTAATAGATCATCGCCAGTTCAAGTGGGGTCTCTAACTAATTGGAGCCAAGTTGATGCCGCCGTCAGTAATTCTGCTGCAATAAAATCTGATGGTACTTTATGGACTTGGGGTAACAATACACATGGACAGTTAGGTCTTGGTGACAGAACTAATAGATCATCGCCAGTTCAAGTGGGGTCTCTAACTAATTGGAGACAGGTTTCTACTAGTCTTCATACATTAGCATTAACAACTAATGGAGGATTATGGGCATGGGGTAGAAACAACTATGGTCAACTAGGTCTTAATGACCTCGTACATAGATCGTCACCAGTTCAGGTAGGATCACTGACTAATTGGAGTCAAATTTCTTGTACTTATCATTCATTAGCTGTTAAAACAGATGGTACTTTGTGGGCATGGGGTAGAAACAACTATGGTCAACTAGGTCTTAATGACAGAACTAATAGATCATCGCCAGTTCAAGTGGGTACATTAACCAATTGGAGTCAAATTTCAGCAGGATTAGGACATTCATTGGCTGTTAAAACAGACGGTACTTTGTGGGCATGGGGCTATAACCGTTCAGACACACGTCAATTAGGTCTTCTTGATGCCATACACAGATCATCACCAGTTCAAGTGGGGTCTCTAACTAATTGGAGACAAGTTGCTGCTGGTGGTACGTCTAATTCATTAGGATTTTCATTAGCTGTTAAAACTGATGGTACATTATGGGCTTGGGGTACTAACAGCTTTGGCAGTTTAGGTCTTGGTGATATCACACCTAGATCATCTCCAATTCAAGTTGGAGCACTTACTAATTGGAGTCAAGTTTCTGCTCGAAGTAGAGTTTCATTTGCTGTTAAAACTGATGGTACATTATGGGGTTGGGGTTATAACGACATTGGTAACTTAGGTCTAAATGATAGAACACGCAGATCGTCACCAGTTCAAGTAGGATCACTGACTGGGTGGAGACAAGTTTCTGCTTCTTTCCTAACATTAGCTTTATTTAAGTGACATAAGTAATACTATATCATGAAAGGTCTACATTATGAATATAAACATTGGTGCTGGTTACAAGCGTTTTCCTGGTTTCATCAACATCGACTCGGATAAAAACTGTAACCCAGATCATCTAGTCAATCTTGAGACAGAAAAACTTCCTCTTGAAGACAACTCTGTAGAAAAAGTCATCGCACATCACATTCTTGAGCATCTTGGAGAAGGTTACTTTCATCTTCTCCAAGAACTCTATCGCGTATGTAAGCATGGTGCAATCATCGATATTCGTGTTCCGCATCCTAATCACGAAGTCTTTCTCAACGATCCTACTCACAAGCGACCTGTCACAGTAGATGGTCTCAGACTATTCTCTAAGCAGTTTAACAAACTTGAAATTGCACGTAATGGCTCATGCTCAACGTTAGGTCTCATGTATGATGTAGACTTTGAAATTATTAACTATCAATACATTCATGATGGTTTTTATGATGACATCACGAAAACAATGACAAGACCTCAACTAGAAAGACTGTTTCGCGAAGCCTTAAATACAACAATTGAGATTCATATTCAGCTTATGGTGGTGAAAGATGCCGTTTGATATCAACTCTTCTGTTCTTATGAAAACTGTTTTTACTTGCAAGTCATCGGGTAAACTTGATGATGCGAAGAACTTTCTTGATATTGCAGCAAAGTATAGTTTTGAAGTCTCAACCCTTGATGAGATTGCATACCTACAGAACGAAGTAAAAGACTATGCAAATAGTATTGCAACTCTGAGAAAGTGCCTAGCTCTGTCTCAGAATCCACAAGAACATTATTCTATTCGTGCCAATCTTGCCAAGATGTATAACCATCTTAACGAACCGATGCTCAGTCTCGGTTACTCAAATGCTAATTTTGAGACCTCACAGGGTCAAGACTATGACACGCTGATGGAGATTGCATTCTCACATTATCTATACGGTGACTATGAAAAGTCTGAGAGCATAATGCGTGAACTGAATACTGTTGAAGGGTTACCTGATCATGTCAAAGGTCGTATTTTATATAATCTTGGAAGCTATGACATCGAAAAAGGTTTATTCAAGCGCGGTCTGAGTGGCTTCATTCATATTGGTCATAAGATCGGTATATGGACACATCGTGAAAAATCAATGATACCTATGTGGGACGGTTCAAAGCAAGAAGGCAAGACACTGCTCATTCATGCTGAAGGTGGTATCGGTGATGAAATCATCTGTATTCGTTTCATGAAGCATATTGAGCGCATGGGTATGAATCCTGTATGGTATACAAACAACCAATCTCTAGTAGAAGTATTCAATAATAATGGCTTCAAGTGTATTTCTGATTTTAATGAAGTTGATTTATCCGATGCCGTACAGTGTATGGCAATGTATCTGCCCTTACTTCTTGATGTGGATAAAGATCAGCTATGGGAAGGTCCATATCTGAAAGTCAATGAAAAGTATCTTGATAAGTGGCGAAAAATTCTACCAGAAGGACCTAAGCTCGCTTGCAAGTGGACAGGCAATCCACATTACGAGCAAGACTTACACAGAAGCTTGCCTATTGATTTCATAAACAATCTTGAGTTTTCAGGTACTAAGATCAATCTGCAACTAGAACCTGAGAACGACCAACCAAATATGTTCAATGCGGGAAGTATGATAAATAGTATTGAAGATACGCTCGCAATTCTAAAGCTGTGTGATTATACGGTGACGAGTTGCACTAGCATTGCCCATATGTTAGGTGCCTTAGATGTTAAGGGTTCAGTTTGCCCGCCTATCGCAACATACTATGTGTGGTTGGGCATGAATGAAAATAAGTCGAACTGGTATGGTGAGAATCTAAAAGTATTCAGACAGAAGAAGCATAGAGATTGGTCATGTGTTTTTGATGAAGTTCAAAAAACAATAAGAGAGAACAATGCCAAGTAATTTTACGGTTGCTGGAAATGACACAGATAACATCTTTCTGCTGAGAACAGAAACAGACGAAGATAATGGCCCATATTGGGGTATATGGACTGCGGGTAATAATGGTAACGGCCAATTAGGTCAAGGCGATATAGTACATAGATCATCACCAGTTCAGGTAGGTTCACTAAATTGGGCTAGAGTTGCGACCGGACGCCGACATACATTAGCTATCAGTCCAGAAGGTTCACTATGGGGTTGGGGATATAATAGTTTCGGTGTATTAGGCTTAGGTAATACCGTTCATAGATCATCACCAGTTCAAATTGGATCTTTAACTAATTGGAGTCAAGTTTCAGCTGGAGGATCTTCCTTTGCTATCGGAACAAATGGAACATTATGGGCATGGGGAATAAACAATAGCGGTGAATTAGGTATAGGTGTTTTAGGATCCGTATCATCACCAGTTCAAGTAGGTACACTAACTAACTGGAGTCAAGTTTCTTCTGGACTAGACCATACAATAGCGGTCAGAACAGACGGTACACTATGGTCATGGGGAAGAAATCAATATGGTCAATTAGGTCTTGGTGATACAACTGGCAGATCATCGCCAGTTCAGGTAGGATCATTGACCAATTGGAGTCAAGTTGGACAAGGTTTAGCATCATTTTCTATAGCAGTCAAAACAGATGGCACACTGTGGTCATGGGGCAGAAACACTGAAGGTCAATTAGGTCTTGGTGATATCGTTCACAGATCATCACCAGTTCAAATTGGAACACTTACTAATTGGAGTAGAGTGGCACGAGGTTATAGGCATTGTCTTTCTGTTAAAACAGACGGCACTCTGTGGGCGTGGGGTAATGATGGTAGCGGTCAATTAGGTCAAGGTACTCCTACCAACAGATCATCACCTGTTCAGATTGGATCTTTAACTAACTGGAGTCAAGTTGCAGCCGGAGACTCTTCAATGTCTGTTAAAACAGATGGAACATTGTGGGGTTGGGGATCTAATAATTACGGATCTTTAGGCCTTGGTAATACAACTTCCAGATCATCACCAGTTCAAATAGGAACAGCTACTAATTGGAGTCAAGTTTCTTTCAGTCGATATCATTTTGCAGCTATCAGAAGAATACGATAAATATCATGTATAAAAAATGCGAGTGTCTATATCATGCAAAAACAACTACACTTTCTCTCAGGTCTACAGAGGTCGGGATCAACTGTTCTAACTAAGATGCTGAACCAGCATCCCGACATCTTTGCCTCTTCTACATCACCTTTCATCGACTATCTTATTCCTGCCGTCGAACAACTCTATAACATTCAACAGAACCATTCATCTGGTCATTATGTGAATGTTCAGAGAATCTTATCGACAGCAGCGTTTGCTTTCTACGATACAAACAAGACGCATATCATCGACAAGAATCGCGGATGGTTGACCAACTACGAAAACATCGATAGAGAGCTACAACAGAACCCAAAGATCATTCTAACACTCAGACCAATTGAAGAAGTCGTTGCATCGTTCTATAAGATTCTGGTTGTGAAGAATGAACTACAACAAACACCAGAAACTATCTACGAGGGTTTCATCAAAGACCTATTTGGTGAAATGATGAAGAAGGCATATCTGAAAGATAAACTCTGTATCGTGACTTATAAAGAAATTGTACAAGACGCAGAGAACACAATGAAGCGCGTCGAGAACTTTATTGAAGCCGAACATCATAACTATGACTTCAATAACATCAGAGATGATGATCCTGAGAACGATGAGAAGTGGGGTATTCCAGGTCTACATGATATCAGACCTACAATCAGTGTGACTTCTATACCACCTTCTGATATCATGACAAAGAGTGAGCTTTCATTCTGTAAGCAACTGACACAGACGCTCTACAAAGCATATGGTGTGAAGGAGTAATTATGATTCTGGTTACTGGACACAAAGGCTTCATCGGCAGAAATCTTGCTAATCATCTTGAACAAAGAAACAACAAAGTCTACGGTCTAGATCGTAAAGACGGAGATGTGTTTGAACAATTGAATGACGTGCCTTGGAAAGATATTACTGAAATCTATCATCAAGGTGCCATTTCAAGCACAACAGAACAAAACGTTGACGCGATCTACAAACACAACATCAAGTTCAGCATTGATCTTTTTGAGAAAGCTATTGAGCATGAGATTATTGTTAAGTATGCATCTTCAGGTTCAGTATATGGCAACTCAAAAGACTATTCATACAACCCTCTAAACTACTATGCCATGTCTAAGTTGACAGTCGATATGTGGGTCAAGCAGAACAAGCGCCGTTTCAAAAAGAACATTACAGGCTTTCGCTATTTTAATGTCTACGGCAAAGATGAAATGAAAGACGATCTTAGCACAAGCCCAATCTATCGCTTCAGCGAGCAAGCGAAGAGTACGGGCATCATCAAGATTTTCAAGGGATCGGATAAGACGTTTCGTGACTTTATATGCGTAGAAGATATCATCAGCATTATCACTGACGATCACGCATTTGGTATATTTGATTTGGGCACAGGAACTCCTGTTAGCTTTCTTGAAGTCGCAGAACTCGTTTCAGAGAAGTACGACGCAGCCGTCAAGTTTATCCCTATGCCCGATATTGTAAAGGGAAAGTATCAGTTTTACACAAAGGCAAAAGATGAATACAATCACCATTTCATTTCAGTTAAAGATTGGTTAGCTAAGACCTAATTCTTTTCTGATTTTAGTTGCTGATATATTGTGAGTTGCATCATCGAAGACTTCTTGTTCGATCTTGTAGCCCACATCTCTACCGTAAGTAATATTGACGATGTTAGGTACGACCATAATCGTATACTGCCCGTAGTATTTGGGACCTAAAGCTTTATGAATCCTATCGATAACATCGTCAACATCAAATGGGTTGCTATCGTTCCAACCCTGACAGTCGCGAATCATAATGCAGACTTGACCAGTCTTGTCTAGCGCACGATTGAACAGAGCCATATGACCATCATGCCAAGGCTGCCAGCGACCTAGCATCTGCACTGTAGGCTTTCGAAAATCAAATTGACTGGGCTTCTTCTTATTCAGAATGTCGCTCGCTATTCGCTGCGCCCATCCCTTAGCATCAAAATTAGTTATGCGATAGTCATACTTTGTCGGTGGCTCGAATATCTTATTTGTATCTTCATATCTACCCTTCTTGATAGTATCAAGCCAAATGATATAATCAGGTTCACCATTGCACGAAAAGACTTCTCGCATTTTTTGTGTTGGGCAGATAAACTCGCAGATAGATGTGACATTATTCTTCTTGTCCAACTTAGCTAGATCAGCCATGCGTTGAGCTTGTCTTAGTCTGCCGGATTCGCTGAAGTCCCAATCTTCAAATAGCTTGCGAACATTATCAGCATTATGCCAGTTAATCTGTATCTTATCAAGTAAGATACTACTCAGTTCTTGAGCTAATGTTGTCTTACCAGAACCAGGTAGACCCATAATCAAAATCTTCATCAACCAATCTCCTCTGTAATCTTTTGTCTTAATTCTACTGGCACGATCTCCGCCATAGACATTCTTCTGAGTGTTACTTCAACTTCTCGTTTCTTATTTGGTTCTCTTGAGCATTTTACATAGTCACATCCAGTCTTGATGAAGTTTTCCATATCTTGTTCACGAAAGTAATGATTGACCAGAAACCATAATGTCCAATCATTAGTAGGATTGATCTCATATTCTTCCGTAAGCATCTTCAAGTAGAGTTCCGGTCTTGCCTTCTTCTTAAAGTCTTGATCGTGTATCAGATAGATATCGTCATTATATATTTCAACCTCTGATCGATCTTTATGTATCCATGATAGATGTTCGTAGATAGGCTGTGACCAGGTATAGTCATGTCGTCTATGTATCTTGTTTGTGCCGAGTGTCTTTGGTGGTCCTACACGAACAACATTCGAGTACAGGTCGAGACGATCACACGAGATGTTAGTCACATTAGGATTCCGTCCAATAGTCTTAATCATCTCATCAAGCACATTGATAGAGAAGTACTCATCTAGATCAGGCGACAGCGCCCATTCTACATCATCTGGTACCATAGACAAGTTATATTTTCTAGCTACATCAAACTTCCATGGTGTAAACGTCTTCTGTTCTATAATAAGATTAGGGTCAGACTTGGTTGCTTCTTGAAATAGTTCGTATGTTCCGTCTGTTGAGCCGGTATCAAGAACAACCCGATAGTCAAACTTCTCGGTATAGAACAGCCACTTTTCTACAAACTGTTTTTCATTCTTACAGATAGTATATGCCGCAGTTTTCATTTCTGTGTTATCCTATTTACACCTCTAAAATATCTGAGACTGTTCATGGCCTTATCATCTATGAATAAATCGAAAGAAGGCTTACCAGTCTGTATGCTCGTAAACTTACAGCCCCAAGATTCAAGCTGCTTCACGGTAAACTCTTGTAAGTCTTTACCAGAATTATTACCTCTAGCGGTCCAATAGTGAACTTCGTGACCTTTTGAATATAGTTCGTTTAGATGCTGTATTCTGTCATGATATGGTTTGCTATTAGCGTAGTCGCTGTCTTTCGTTTCACATATCGTATTGTCTATATCAACATAATAAATCATTGCGAATCTCCTGGCATAACTCTGTAGTTATCATTAGGGTCATCGTGAGTCGAAACTTCAACGATGCATGAGTCGTCTTCAAGAGCAATCAGTTGATGAGGCATAAGAGGCGGGTTGTGCCAGTTTTCTCCTGTGCAAAGCACTTGCTCGTGTACAGAGGCATCTTTTGTCTCAATCCACTTGACTATAAAAGAGCCGCGCTGAACATACCAAGTCTCGTCTTTGATAGCATGAAAATGCATTGAGGAGCGATTATCCTCTTTATCAAAGATCATAAACTTACCACAGTAATTTGGCATATCGGCAAAGATTATCTCTCTGCCCCAGCCTTTCTCTATAACTTTCATGCTCTCTCCAATATGCTTGTCGTAGAATAACCGCTGATAAAAGGTATCAATTTTACATGTGCTAGATCATGACCGACAACTTGATCTATCGATGTATAATCTCCACCCTTTGTGATGATGTCTGGTTTGATTCGCTTTATTAGTTCGTATGGTGTGTCTTCGTCGAAAACAATAACCTCGTCTACGCAACCAAGACTTTCTAATACAAACTTTCTGTCTGATTGATTGTTTACAGGTCTTGAGAAACCTTTCAGACGCTTTACAGATTTATCTGAGTTTAGACCCACTATAAGCTTGTCGCCTAACTTTTTAGATTTCTGTAGATATTCAACATGACCGCGATGTATGATATCAAAACAGCCGTTTGTGAATATGATCTTAGGAGTAACTTTTCTTATATCTTCTTCTGTCAGAACGTATGTGCCGAACTTAGTCACCGATATAGAGGCTAGTCTTGTCGCCTTTGCTGTAGCTTCTTTTATATCGAAGCCCTTAGCTAGATAGAAACCAAGAGACGCTATAAAGACATCGCCAGCTCCAGTAACGTCAGAAACAGCATAGTTCGTCGTTTCGACTTCTGAAATGCCTTTTGAGTCTATGATAAGAACTGGCTTCGAAGCTCTGGTAACTATGATCGTATCAATACTGTAATGAACTCGTGCTTTCTCATAGTCTGAAATTTCTGAATACTTACTGAACTCTTTTTCATTTAGCTTTACTATGTCTGCGTTTCTATAATTGTCGAGAGACTTTTTAGGATCAACTATGACAAACTTATTTCGCGACTTTAGATGTTTTATGATGTCTGCTGATCTGTGCAAAAAGCCCTTGTTATAGTCTGACAATATGACAATCTTGGACGAGAACTCATATTCTGTAAAATTTATCGGTAAATAAGACTCGTCATCAACGCGAAAGACAATATGATTATCGACTACGTATCTGGTTTTAGTAGAAGTCTGAGTGAAATGATACTCAATCTCAGCACCTAGAGCTTTTAGGTTTAGACAGACGTTTTCTACGCCGCCGCCCCTAGTCTCTCTATTTGTCTCTTGAAATACTGGAACTGGCGATTCGGGGGAAAGTCTATCACAGGTACCATAAATATACTGGTCAACTATGTAATCTCCTAAGAGACCGATTTTCATTTCAAACTCCACAAAGTATATAAATATATAGAACAATTATAACAGAGAGTACCATTAATGTCAATACCTGCTTCTAGAGAACAGCTAAAAGACTGGTGTCTTCGTCAGCTAGGTTTTCCAGTTATAGAAATCAACGTTGACGACGATCAGGTAGATGACCGTATTGACGAAGCCTTTCAGTATTTTCAACAGTTTCACTTTGATGGCGTTGAGCGCACGTATACGAAACACCAACTAACAAACACCGATATCAGCAATAAGTGGATACCGATAACAGATAGCATCATCGGTGTCACTCGCATCTTTCCGGTAGCTGCATCTAATGCTACAGTCAACATGTTCGATTTGCGTTATCAGTTGCGCCTACACGAACTCTACGACTTTACCAGCACATCATATGTCAATTATGTTTTGACTATGCAGCATATTCGAACTCTCGACATGCTGTTCTCTGGTGAGCAGCCGATTCGTTTCAATCGTCATACGAACAGACTTTATCTAGATTGGAACTGGATGCAGTTTGCTCAAGTCGGTGAATGGATTATCATTGAAGGTAGTGTAGTGACTGAACCAGAAGTCTACACAAGAGTCTATAATGACATGATGCTCAAGAGACTGGCCACAGCATATATCAAGCGCCAGTGGGGTGCTAACATGTCTAAGTTTGCTGGTATGCAGTTACCTGGCGGTATCACAATGAATGGTGTTCAGATTTATCAAGACGCTATAAACGAGATCAAAGACCTCGAACAGCAGATCAGAGATACTTACGAAGCTCCACCTCAGTTTATATTAGGATAATATGGCAACCTCTCAGTACTTCAACAACTTCTCTGTTGCTACCATTGGCGAACAGCGTCTCATGGAAGACGTTATTGTTGAATCTATCAAGATCATGGGCCATGACGTTTGGTACATACCTCGCGAAGGATTCAACGAGACTGACTTTCTCTTCGGTGAAAACGTACAGTCAAAGTTTGAACGTGCATATCAGATAGAAATGTATCTAGCGAACGTAGAAGGCTACGAAGGTGATGGTGACTTCTTCTCCAAGTTCGGTCTAGAAATTCGAGACACATCTAACTTTGTAGTCTCGCGCAGATCGTTCGAACGTTATATACCTTCAGCTTTGGCTATCAGACCAAAAGAAGGTGATCTTGTCTATGTGCCACTGATGAGAAAGCTATTCGAAATCAAGTTCGTCGAAGAAGAATTGATGTTCTTCTCACTCGGCAAGCGCAATCCATATATCTACGAACTGCGCTGCGAACTCTTCCGTTACAGCAACGAGAGTATCGATACTGGTGTTGATGAGATCGATGAGATTGAAGATAGACACTCTTATGCTATTCAGCTTGATTTCTCTTCAGGCACAGGCAACTTCATTAAGAGCGAAACTGTCTATCAGGGTGCAAATGTGAATACTGCTATTGCTGTTGGACACGTCAAAGAATGGGATAGAACAAATACTAAATTGCAAATCATCAACATTCAAGGCACCTTCACACCCGGCTCTAACGTAAGAGGTGAGACATCGAACGCCGTCTATGTTATTCAGACGCAAGATGATCTCGAAGACTTTGCTGTATACGATCAGTACGATAATAGAAACATTCAAGATGAAGCTAACACATTCATCGACTTTACTGATACCAATCCATTTGGACGACCATAATGTTAAGTAGTCAAACTTTTTACTTTCAGCTAACCAGAAAATATGTCATTCTGTTCGGCAACATGTTCAATAACATTGCTGTTGTTAGAAAGAATAAGACAACCGGCGCTGAGATTGAAAGACTAAAAGTTCCTATCATCTACGCTCCAAAAGAAAAGTTCTTCGCTCGCTTCGAAGCCGATCCTGATTTGACAAGAGAACTACAGATCGTTCTGCCGCGCATGTCGTTTGAGTTGACAGGGTTCAGCTATGACGCTGCTCGTAAGCAGAACTCGTTACTCAGAACAGCAAAAGCAAATACTGCTACTCGTGTAGGTTCTCAGTACATGGGTGTGCCATATGATCTAGAGTTTGAACTGAACATCTATACTCGTAACATCGACGATGGCACACATATTGTAGAGCAAATTCTACCATACTTCAACCCTGATTATACAGTGACTATCAATGCGATACCTGAAATCGGATTCACTAAAGATGTGCCGATCATTCTGAATACTGTATCGAATCAGATTGAACACGAAGGTAACTTCGATGCCGTTCGTTACGTGACATGGAAGCTAACTTTCACAATGAAAGCTAACTACTATGGTCCAGTCAGCACACCGAAGATCATTCGCGAAGTCAATACAAACATCTATAATGATCCTTCGCTCAAGTCGGGCAATATAATTCGCATCAACACAGGCAACGGCAACAACGGTACATTCAAAGAATCAGATGTCGTTTATCAAGGTGAAAACTATCAGACAGCGACAGCATATGCTCAGGTAGTTTCTTGGAATGAGAATACGGGTAAGCTCGTTATCGGTGGTGGTCAAGGTCAGTTTAAGGCAGGTCAGATTATCAAAGCAACTTCGACAAATGCCTCGTACAACTTGTCAAGTTTCGAATCAGCCCCAATGAAGCTCGTAAATATAAATATCGTGCCTGATCCAATCGATGCAGAACCAGAAGACGATTACGGATACACAACAACAATCACAGAATGGCCGGATACAGTATAATGCTATCATTTTCAGAGTTTCTTTTAGAGAAAGCAGAGTATAACGCACAAGAAGGCGAAAGCTCAGTTGTTCACCATGCGTCTGATCAAGACTTCGATCAGTTTAGACCACTGTCTCACTTTGGAACTGCGAATGCAGCAAGAGCCAGAGCCGTATCTGTAGGTCAGTCTTCAAAAGAGCCAAAGAATCTTTACTCTGCAAGAATACGAACAGGCAACGTAGTTAGAATCGGTGATGATGCCGAGAATCATACTCCAGCATCTATTCTTCATAGCCTTCACAAAGCGGGACATGTTACTGTCAGTCATTATATAAAGATGGATGATAAGATGAGAGCCGCATCCAGTGAAGGTGAGCGATCAAAAATATTGACAGACTTTCTGAAAAAGAGAAAGATTAATACTATTGCATACAAGAACAGAGTAGAAGATCCGGGTAGTACAAGTTATATCATCACACACCCTAATCAAGTACGACTACTCAGAAAGACAAAAGCGCCTATCAATGTTAAAAGAGGCGAAGCGAAGTTGAAATGAAAAAGTTTAGTGAAGCTCTTGGTATTGAACATGACGAGTCTCCTAGGCAGGTAGAGATACTTCCACCAGTACTTGTTGCTGAACAATCTCTACCTGCTGAATCCTTACCCGATCAGGCGGAAGACTACAGACTTGCTCGTAAGACATTTCGTAATCTGATTGATAAGGGTAATGGTGCTATCGAAGACTTGAGCGATCTGGCTCGTCAGAGTGAAAGCCCAAGAGCATATGAAGTTCTTGCTACACTTATGAAGACAGTCGGTGACACAACGAAAGACTTGTATGATCTTCAGAAGAAGACTAAAGACTTGATGAAAGACGACAAGGCAAGACCACAAGACGAGCAGCGCATCAATGTGGAGAAGGCCGTCTTCGTTGGTTCTACTGCCGAATTGCTCAAGAAAATAAAGAACAATGAAGACGTTTAAGCAGTTCATCAAAGAAAGCAAGATCGAAGATGATCTTTATAAAGACAAACTTGAGGGCTTAAAGGATATTCAAGGTGATGTCTATATTCGTCACCGTAAAGATGTTCTTGATGGCAGAAGTATATACACCGTACATCATCAAGGCAATAAGATCGCTTCTGCAAAGTTGAGCGGTCAAGATCACTATGTCACTGACGTTGACGTTAAACCTGAGTTTCGCCGAAAGGGTATTGCGTCGAAGATGTATGACTTCATTGAAAAGCATACAGGCAAACAACTCAAGCCTTCACCAATGTATCAGACAGCAGATGGCAAGGCTCTGTGGAAGAAGAGAGAGCAGTCTAAGTAATGCCACGTTATGAAGGTTATCAGGGGAATCCAAATCTTCCCCGTGAAGATTACATACACTCTTTCACTCAGCATGAGAAGGATGAGTTCATCAAATGTGTGAATGATCCTATTTACTTTGCTGTAACCTACATGAAAATCATCAACGTTGATCATGGTCTGATGCCCTTCAAGATGTGGGACTTTCAGAAGGACATGCTTCAGACGTTTCATGATAATCGCTTCTCTATTTGTAAACTGCCTCGTCAGGTCGGTAAGACAACAACATCCGTAGCATATCTGCTTCACTACATTCTATTCAACGAGATGGTCAACATAGCTATTCTGGCTAACAAGTCATCTACCGCTCGTGAAATCATGGGCCGTCTCCAGCTTGCATTTGAATATCTTCCGCGCTTTCTTCAGCAAGGTGTCAAAGAATGGAACAAGGGTTCTATCGAACTTGCGAATGGTTCAAGAGCCGTTGCCGACTCGACTTCTGGTAGCTCTGTTCGTGGTAGATCATTCAACGTAGTCTTCCTTGACGAGTTTGCGTTCGTGCCAAACAACATTGCCGAAGCCTTCTTCATGTCAACTTATCCTACGATTTCTTCTGGTCAAAGCACGAAGGTCATCATCGTATCAACACCAAACGGTCTGAATCTGTTCTATAAGATGTGGCAAGATGCTCTTGAAAAGCGCAGTCTGTACGTTCCAATCGAAATTCACTGGTCTATGGTGCCCGGTCGCGACGATAAGTGGAAAGAAGAGACTATCAAGAACACCTCAGAGGATCAGTTCCGTCAGGAGTTTGAATGCGAGTTCATCGGTTCTACTAATACTCTGATTCACCCAGCAAAGCTCAGAACACTGGTTTTTAAGAATCCAATAGCAAAAGACGGTCTTCTTGACATCTACGAACAGCCTGTATCTAACAGAACTTACTGCATGACTGTAGACGTTGCAGAGGGTCAAGGATTAGACTATTCGACGTTTTCTATCTTCGATGTTTCACAGATACCGTATGTGCAGGTGGCTAAATATAAGAATAACAAGATAGCACCACTACTATTCCCTACTGTGATTCTACAGGCTGCGCGTAAATACAATGACGCATTCATTCTTGTAGAAATCAATAGTATCGGTCTTCAGGTTTCAGACATTCTTCATTTTGAACTTGCCTATGACAATCTCATCAAGATTCAAGTAAAGGGTAAGCAAGGTCAGATGTCTACATCTGGTTTTACAAAGAAGGTCGCATACGGACTTAGACAGTCTGTTCAAACTAAGAACATTGGCTGTGCGAACCTCAAGGCTCTTGTTGAATCTGACAAGCTGATTATTAATGACGCCGATACGATTATGGAACTGACTACATTCTCAGCAGAAAAGAAATCATTCAAAGCTGAAGAAGGTAATCATGACGACTTAGCTATGACACTTGTAAACTTTGGTTGGTTGACAGCACAAAGATATTTTAAAGAGAATATAAACAACGATATAAGAAAGGTTCTGCAAGAAGAGCAGATGAGTCTTATGGATCAAGATTTAGTGCCTTTTGGTATTATAGACAATGGACTTGACGAGCCTTGGGACAATTCTAAAGATGCTCAAGGTGACTTTTGGGTAGAAGATAGAAAAAAGCTCTATCCTTTCGATAATTTTGCATGGGACTGGCAACAGAAGCTATAAATCTTGTTTTTTCTAAATAATAAAGGAAAAGTGTAGTGCTTTTTATAAAGGAGAAATACGATGGCATTTCAATTGTCACCAGGCGTTAATGTATCTGAAGTTGACCTAACTACTATTGTTCCTGCCGTTGGTACCACTGAGGGTGCTTTCGCAGGTAACTTTGCTTGGGGTCCAGTCAATCAGGTCGTTAGCATATCAAATGAGCTAGAACTAGTTGATAGATTTGGTAAGCCAAATTCTACTAACTTCGAATCATTCTTTACCGCAGCTAACTTCCTCTCATACGCAAGAAATTTGAGAGTCGTTCGTGCCGGTAGTAACACAACATCATTTAACTCAACTTCCGGTGCTTCTGGTCTGGCAATCTTGAACAAAGATCAGTACGAAGAAGAATATTTGGATCTATCAGCAGCAAACACATATGGTATGTTTGCAGCACGCTATCCTGGCGATCTCGGTAACAGCCTGAAGGTTTCTCTTCTTGCAAATTCTAGCGGATTTTCTGCATGGACTTATGCAGCAGAGTTTCAAGGCGCACCCGGAACATCAACATATACCGCTGGTGTTAATGGCGCTAATGACGAAATGCACATTATCGTAATCGACGAAGATGGTAGAATTACAGGAACGGCGAATACGGTTCTTGAAAAGTTTGCTTACGTATCTAAGGCTTCAGACGCCAAGACCGACGACGGCTCTTCAAACTACTATGTAAACGTAATCAATGATCGTTCTAAGTATATCTACATTCTGAAACATGCTCTAGGCTCTTCAGCGAATGTTCAGAGCATTTCTTTCACGACAAGTGCGAACGGTTATTCAAACGGCAATATTACATTCTCTGGTGGTGCTGGTTCTGGTGCTGCTGGTTTCATCAACGTTAATGCCACAAACTTTATCGTTTCTGCGACAATCACAAACAGAGGTTCAGGTTACTTAATTACTGATACTGTGACAGGTAATATTTCTGCACGTTATGTTGGTGGTGCAAACTCTGTTGGTACGCCTTCAAATACTGCAACAGCAGTTCTCCAGTTAGAGACTGAAACCGCAAATTGGGGTACTGTTGCTTCTAACACAAGATTCACCCAAAACACGGCAACATATACGTCTTCTCTTTCTTCAGGCTCATATTCAACACCTACAGATGCTGATCTTACATTAGCATATGATAAGTTTGCAAACGCCGACGAAATTGACGTTTCATTGATTGCTACCGGCGCTCATAGTACGACAGTTATATCACACGTAATTGATAACATCGTAGGTTCTCGTAAAGACTGCGTTGCTTTCGTATCACCACCAAGAGCATCAGTTGTAAATAACTCTGGTAACGAAACAACAGCTATTACAACATATAGAAATTCTACTCTAAACAAGTCATCTTCATACGCAGTTATGGATACAGGTTGGAAGTATCAGTTTGACAAGTACAACAACGTATATCGTTGGGTACCTCTAAACGGTGACATTGCTGGTCTCTGTGTTCGTACAGACTTCGAGCGCGATCCTTGGTTCTCACCTGCTGGCTTCAATCGTGGTCAGATCAAGAACGTAATTAAGCTCGCATGGAATCCAACTAAGTCACAGAGAGATGATCTCTACAAGATTGGTGTGAACCCAGTTGTTTCATTCCCTGGCGAAGGTACAGTACTGTATGGTGACAAGACACTTCTTGCAAAGCCATCAGCATTTGATCGTATCAACGTTCGTCGTCTATTCATTGTTCTTGAAAAGGCAATTGCTCGTGCAGCTAAGTACAGCCTATTCGAGTTCAACGATGAGTTCACTCGTGCCCAGTTCGTTGCTCTCGTAGAGCCTTATCTGAGAGACGTTAAGGGTCGTCGTGGTATCTTCGACTTCCGCGTTGTTTGCGACGAAACAAACAATACTCCTGAAGTGATCGACAGAAACGAGTTCGTTGGCGATATCTATATCAAGCCTGCAAGAAGCATCAACTTTATCCAGTTGAACTTCGTAGCAGTTAGAACTGGTGTTGCATTCGAAGAAGTTGTTGGTCGTTTCTAATATTGAAATAAATAAGACAAAGGAGTAATAACAAATGGCTTTCAACGTACAAGAATTTAGATCAGCACTTCGTTATGATGGTGCCAGACCTAATCTCTTCCAGTTCAACATGACATTTCCTACTGTTGCAACTGGTGGTGGTGCTACCGGTGGTGCTGGTACAAACGACAACCTAAACGTAAATCGTCAGTTTACGTTCATGGCAAGAGCCGGTCAGATGCCCGGCTCATCTATCAATCCTATTCCTCTCATGTATTTTGGTCGTGAGTTAAAGTTTGCTGGTAATAGAGTGTTCCCTGAGTGGACAGTAACTATTATCAATGATGAGGACTTCAGAATTAAGAACAGCTTTGAGAAGTGGCTGAGCGGTCTTAACTCTCACGTTAACAACGAAAGAGATTCAAGATTCATCAATCCAAACAGCTACACATCAAACATTGATATTACTCAGTTCTCTAAGACTGGTCCCGGTATTGGTGCGAGTTTCGGTTCTATCGAAGCTGGTGCTGCTGCTGGCATCAAGCAGTATCGTCTTATCGGTGCTTTCCCAATCGACGTATCACCTATTGAACTTGATTGGGGTGCGAACGATCAGATCGAAGAGTTCACAGTAACATTTGCCTATCAGTGGTGGGAATCTAACACTACTGAACAGTCTTATGTTGGTGCTTAATATATAAAACTAGGGGGAAGTTTTTCTTCCCCCTTTGTAATCTTCAGGAATAGGTTTTCTTAATGGTTCAACTCTTTGGCTTTGAAATAAGCCGCAAGAAAAATCAAGTCGAAGACGAACAGAATAAATCGTTTGCGCCGCCGCAGAATGATGACGGTGCGGTAACGATTCAATCTGGTTCGTATTATGGTACTTACGTTGATCTTGACGGTACAGTTCGTAATGAAATCGAGCTTATTACTCGTTATCGTGAAATGTCTATGCAGCCGGAGCTTGAGACTGCTATTGACGAAATCGTTAACGAAGCTATCGTAAATGACGATAATGGTCAAGCGATAGAACTAAACACAGACGATCTAAGACAACCAGAACAAATCAAAAAGAAAATCAGAGATGAGTTTGATGTCATTCTCAAGTTGCTCAACTTCGGCAACATGGGTCACGATATCTTTCGTCGTTGGTACATTGACGGTAGAGTTTTCTATCATGTCGTTATCGATGACAAAAGACCCACTTTAGGTATTCAAGAACTTCGATATATCGATCCTCGTCGTATTCGTAAGATTCGCGAAATTCAAAAAACTAAAGACCCAAAGACGGGTATGGAAGTCATCAAGCGTCAGAATGAGTACTATCTATATAATGAGCGTGGTATCATAGGTGCTCATTCTAATCTTGGTGCTAAGATTGCTGTCGATTCTGTTGTCAACGTCAACTCGGGTCTTATGGATTCGAAGCGCGCAATGGTAATGTCATACCTACATAAGGCGATCAAGCCGCTCAATCAGTTGCGTATGGTAGAAGACGCAACAGTTATCTATAGACTGTCTCGCGCACCTGAGCGTCGTGTATTCTACGTTGATGTTGGTAATATGCCTACTATCAAAGCAGAACAATATCTTCGCGACATCATGGTAAAGTATCGTAATAAGTTAGTCTATGATAGTAGCACGGGTGAAATCAAAGACGACCGTAAGCATCTTTCTATGCTCGAAGACTTCTGGCTTCCACGCCGCGAAGGTTCAAAAGGTACAGAAATCACAACTCTACCGGGTGGTGCAAATCTAGGTGAACTAGAAGACGTTAAATATTTCGAGAAGAAACTCTACAAGGCTCTTGGTGTTCCTATTGGTCGTCTTGAAGCCCAGCAAGGTTTCTCTCTTGGTAAATCAAATGAAATTACAAGAGACGAACTAAAGTTCACTAAGTTTGTTCAGCGTCTTCGTAATAAGTTTTCTACTCTGTTTGACGATCTTCTTCGCATTCAGCTTGTACTCAAGAGAGTATGCACAGAAGAAGAATGGAAGCAGTTCAAAGAAGAAATCTACTACGATTATCTCAAAGACAACAACTTCACTGAGCTAAAAGAAGCAGAGCTTATCACTAACCGTATTCTTCTTTTGCAGTATGTTGATCCGTTTGTCGGTCGCTACTATTCAAAAGAATGGGTTCGTAAGAATGTTCTGAAGCAGACTGACGAAGACATCGATGAGATTAATGAACAGATTGCTAATGAGCTTGCTCAAGAACCTGCACCTACAGATGCAATGGGTAATCCTATTGATCCTGCAACAGGTCAACCAGTTCAAGCTGGTGCAGTACAAGGAGTCGGTGGAGCGCAGTTAATGCCACCACAAGCCGCACAAGCTCAACAACCAGTACAAGAACAAGCACCTCCTTCTAAATTTGAAGTACAACAAAACGAGTTGGACTTAGTATCATGAAGAAGTTCGG